CTGTATTATTTGATTCTGTATTACTCGATTCTGTATTACTAGATTCTGTATTACTCGATTCTGTATTATTTGATTCTGTATTACTCGATTCTGTACTACTAGATTCTGTATTACTAGATTCTGTATTACTCGTTTCTGTATTACTCGATTCTGTATTACTAGATTCGTCATCTGAATCTTCAATTTTTATTGATTCCTTTTTTTTATTTTTTGTCATGATACTATATATTATGAATATAATCTATATTCTTGTAATACTTTATTAATATTAATAATTAGCTGTTTTTTCTCTAAATTATATGGTCTAATGGATTTTAAACATTCATCTACAGTTTTCCATTCCATTTTGCTTACTTCTGTTGTTTGAAATTGAAAATTTTCTTCTTTAAAAATATAGTCATTTTCCATATACGCTAAAAAATATTTGTGTTTATATGATTTATGATTAGAGCCTATAAATATCTCTTCAAACGGTATAACATTTTCTATAACCGTTATTAAATTAGAAGAGATACCAGTTTCTTCTTGAAATTCTCTTAAAGCACACTCTAAATCTTTTTCCTTATGGTTTCGACGACCTTTTGGAAATTCCCATTCTGTTTCATCCCATAAAGTAGTACTTTTTAAAATAATATCATTTAATGTAATTATTTCATTTTCTATTAAAATTCCTTCTTTTAATATATCAAATTTTTTTTTAGCAACAATTTCTTCACATTTATATTGGTTACTAATAAAATTAGTTTCGCCCCACATTTCTCTCCATAATTCTTCGAAAGTCTTTTTTGAAATTCTATTTTTCTCTTCAATAGACATTTCATCAAAAATGCTTACCAATTGATTAATATTATGTGGTGCGTATTTTCCTCTAATAAAATCTATATAACCAAAACTATCTTTTCTTCTAATCATTAAAAATTGTAATCCTTTTTCACTTTTTCTAAATGTTATTATACCATAACTAATTATTGGAAGTTTACATTGATAAAACATATGTCCTTGTTTACCGCAATTATTACACAAATTTGTATTTTTGTTCATTAATTAAACTAATAAAATAGATTTAAATTATATTTCATAAATATAAATTTTATATTGATAATTGCCACTTTACAATCAGTTTTATAGTTTTTAGTATTATTAATTATATAAAAAGAGTTCAATTTGTATTTATTTTTTACTTTAATTTAATATGTCAACTATTTATCTGGATCCAAAAATATGGGGACCACATTATTGGTTTTTTTTACATACTTTAGCTATGACATACCCACATTATCCAAATGCAGTAACGAAAAAAAAATATTATGAATTTATTCAAAATTTACCATTGTTTATTCCAGTAGAAGATATATCTAAAGAATTCGAATTATTACTTGATAAATACCCTATTGTTCCGTATTTAGATAATCGTGATTCATTTATTCGCTGGACACATTTTATCCATAATAAAATAAATGAAAAACTAGAAAAGCCCGTTGTATCTTTAAATGAGTTTTTTATTCAATATTACAATGAATATAAGTCTCAAAATGAAAAATTACTAGAATTTATTAAATTTAGAGGCAAACTAGTGTATGGATGCATAGTTATTTCAATTTTAGGAACAATCTATTATTTATACGATAAATAAAATTATATGTAATTATTATATGAGAAAAACAAGAAAAAATTATAAAAATAATAAGGGTGGAAAAGTTATAGCATCAGGAGGTTATGGATGTGTTTTTAATCCAGCGTTAAAATGTGAAGGAGCCAAAAATAGAAATCAAAAAAATATATCAAAATTGATGACTGAAAAACATGCTATTCAAGAATATGAAGAAATCAATAAAATCAAAGATAAATTAGATTCTATACCGAAATATGAAGACTATTTTTTGATATATGATGTAACATTATGTAGACCATCTAAATTAACTGCGAGTGATTTATCTTCATATGAAAATAAATGCACTGCGCTACCAAAAGACGATATAAACAAAACAAACATTAATTCAAAATTAGAAGAATTGATGTCATTAAATCTACCGAACGGTGGAATGCCTGTTGATGATTATTTGTATGATAATGGATCTTATGAAAAATTATATAATGTTCATATTAATCTCGTAAAATTATTGAAAAATGGTATAATTCCAATGAATAAACGAAATATATATCATTGTGATATTAAAGATTCAAATGTTTTAATTGATGATACAGGTTCTGATTTAAAAACACGATTAATTGATTGGGGATTAGCTGTTGAGTATTTGCCAAATGAAACAATACAATTTCCAAGAAACTGGCGAAATCGTCCATTACAGTTTAACGTACCATTCTCAGTAATAATATTTACGGATTTTTTTTATGAAAAATATTCAGAATATCTTAAAAAGGGTGGTAAAACAGATGAAAATTCACTAAGACCATTTGTTATTGATTACATAAATTCTTGGATGAAAGAGAGAGGAGCAGGACATTACAAATTTATTAATGAAATAATGTTTATGTTATTTAATCATAATTTTTCAAGTATTTCTGAAAAAAATAGACCAGCGTATATAGAAGCTGAGATAACAATGCCTTTTATTATAGATTATATTATTGATGTTCTTGTCCATTACACAAAGTTTAAAAGTGATGGATCATTAAATTTGAGAGAATATTTAAATGAAGTTTTTATTAAAATTGTAGATATTTGGGGATTCATTAATGTATATTATCCTTATTTGGAAATGATGTCAAATAATTATTTTAATTTAAAATCTGATGAATTAAATGTATATAAAAAACTTGAATTTATATTTAATAATTATTTATATGCGCCAAGACATGAACCTATTGATATGAATGAATTATTTGATGATTTAAAAGATTTAGGAAATTTAATACATATTATTGCTTACGGTAAACAAAAATCATCATCTATAAAATCCTCTAATGAAATGGCAAGAGGAATTAAAACAAAAAAATATAGGAAGAAAAGAACATCAAGTACTTCAATATTTAAAAGAATACCTTTAAAAAGAAGATTTAAGAATCCATTCTTCTTGTCATTAAAATAAAAATCTATAGTATTTGTATAAATGAAGGATTTTAGTAAGCTTTGTACACCTGCTAAAATATATTTTGCGATTGCTGTAATTGCCACAATCATTAGTTTGTTTAATGGTATGGCTACTTTAATGATGGCATTTTGGAAACTTATATTTGCGTTTATTTGGACATTCGTTTTAGGATGGCTATGTGAAAAGGGTTTTACGTCTATTTCTTGGTTTTTAGTCCTTTTACCTTATATTATCATTATTTTGGCTATGTTTAGAATTTATCATGTTACGGAAGAACAAAGACAATTAATGCGTTCACTTCAATTACAAGGTGCTTATGGTCAAGAAGCAATGACCCAAATGAACAAGAAAAAATAAAATTTTTTTTAATAAGTATAGTTAAAAAGATCTTTAAAAATTATATTATTTTATTATAAATTAATAATATAATATGAGATTAGAAATATTTGTATTGGGATTAACAGCATTCTTTGTATATAATACTTATACAGATGGAAAATATACAAAAATGTTAATGTCTTTTAAAAAATATTACAAAATGATTTTTTATGGCATATTGGGTATTGGAATATATTATATGTTAAAACGTAACCCAACAAAAGGTAAAGATATGTTATTATACGCAAATAATTATGTCAAATATTTACCAATAGATAGAAATTCTATGGATATGTTAAGCCCTATTATAGATTTTACGTCAACACCAGAGAGAAGTTTTATGGAATCATTTAATGGCATTGAAACACAAAGATCCGGTTTTTGTTCGGAACAAAGAATATTAAGCTCTGGAAAAGCTGGTACTAAACGTTCAGTTAGCGAAACAAAAAAGAAATATGTGGCGGCTAATCAAGATTGGAAATGCGGACATTGTCAAGAGCAATTAGACCATACATTTGAAATTGACCATAAAGTACGTTTAGAATATGGTGGTGGAAATGATGTTAATAATTTAATAGCATTATGTAGAAATTGTCATGGAAAAAAAACTGCGAGTGAAAATATGTAAATTATTACAATAAATTATAATAAATTATTATAATAATAATATATGAATAAACCTGTAGAAAACAATGAAAATATATTAAAAAAATTTAATTATAACAATGATTTTTCTAATTTAATTAATTACAGTATTTTATTAATCGCTTTTTTAGTATTAATATTATTTTATATATTATTTAAAGTTAAATTTAAAGATTCAGGAAGTCCAAATAAATTAGCTAAAACAGCGATAGCAGATACATTTATTATAATATTTTTCGGATTATTAATAGTTACGGTATGTATTTCTATATTACCTAACTTTAAAGATATGAGAGAATTATTTAATCAAATTAACAATGTTACATATGTAATAATTTATACAATATTTTTAATTTTATTTTTTACTCTAACGCCAAAAAATATTCTAAATGATTATGCGCATATATTAATCCCAATTACAATTTTTATTGGTTTTATAATGTTTTATAAAAGTTTTCAGCAAAATTATGTAGATAAATTCAATGTTAATTATGAAAGAATAAAAATGATGATATTGTTTTTTTGTTTATTCACCATTTATATTATATATTATAATACTGATCCTGGTGGATATATACAAAAAACATTTGGATACTCATTATTGTTAACTATAATTATATCAGTATTCGTTTTTATATATTTAATTTTTATTTTAACCCTACCTGATATTCAAAAAAATGTAAAACCAGACGCTAAAACGAGTAATTTTTTAGAAAATTTCAACCCATTTTTAACTTATAACAGTATAGCGTTTATCATATTTATAATAACTATTACAATTGGAATTTCTACTTATCCAGGTGGATTTTTTAATGACCCTGCCGTATCATGTGGTTCAATGATATTAATACTATTAATACTTGTGTTATGGTCTATATTATTAGGTTCTAATTTATTCTCAGATGTAGTAAATAATAACACGATTAATAATAATTCTAGTATTGTAAAGAGAGCTCTTTTAGTTTTATTGTGGATTATTATAATAGCCTTAGTTATTTTTTGGTTAGTATATAACATAGATAATTTGTCTAGCGGCGTAGGTATATTTAAATTCGTCCTGAATTTATTATTATTATTAGTAATATTTAGTTTAATTTACAAAACTATTAACGTAAAACTACCTGTTGGAAATACAAAGAAAAACGCGTTTTTCACTTTAATAATTAATGTATTATTGTATATTCCTTGTTTAGTAAGCGGATTTTTTGATGGCGTAAGTAAATTAATTGTAGGTGAATATGGTGCTAGTGAAACAGGATCATTTATGATGTTAATAATAGCTATTATGTTATTGGTAATTTATTTTATGTTTCCATCTTTATACAATCGTTTTTATTTACAAGGTGGTAAACAATTAATTAATAAACCCGTTTATACTGATACACAACACGATTTAGGCAGCTATATAGATTTAAATGATGGTAACGAAGTTTTTGACTATCAATACTCTATTTCGAGCTGGATATTTATAGATTCGGCCGCACCCAATACAAATCCTAATTACAATAAATATACATCACTATTAAATTTTGGTAACAAACCAAATATTTTATACAATGGAGAGACTCATACATTAATGATAACTATGGAACAAAAAAATTTAAAAGATATTACGAAAAATAAATTAATCGATTTTGATGAGAATGGTAACAGAATTATTTACACTAATAATAATTTTTTATTACAGAAATGGAATAATGTTATAATTAATTATAATGGGGGAACAATGGATATATTTTTAAATGGTGAATTAGTAAAATCTTTCATCGAAGTAGTACCATATTATAGCTACGATAATTTAACTGTTGGAGAGAACAACGGAATTAAAGGTGGAATGTGTAATGTAATTTATTTTAGACGTGCGCTAAATTCACCTGAAATTTATTTATTATACAATATGGTAAAAAATAATACGCCACCTGTATTAACAGAATCTAATGAAACTATAAAAGTTAACAAATAATTTGTATAGATCATTAATTAATGATATTTAAATTGATATTTTAAGTAGAAAATTTCTAAATCTATATTATACAATGGATGCTTTAAGTATTGTAATAACAATCATCATAGTTGTTTTAATTTTTATGTTGTTAAGGTATATATTTACTGATCCTTATACATTACAAAATATTCAAGATGGTAAATCTACATCTACTATTAGTGCCTCATCTTTAGCAACAAATGGTTCAGATGTCCCATCAAGCAATTTTGCGTATTCAATATGGTTTTATGTAAATGATTGGAACTATCGTTATGGTGAAAATAAGGTTATTTTTGGACGCATGGGAGCTAAATCTGGTAGAGAAAATGGTTCTATTCCAGGAATAAGTGGTTTAGATCCTTGTCCGGCTGTTGTTTTAGGAGCAATCGAAAATAATATTTCTGTTTCACTTGGATGTTATCCTGGAGCAGATCAAGAACCTACTACACCTGGAGGAAATACTGTTGTTCATACTTGTAGTGTTGCAAATGTCCCTATTCAAAAATGGGTTAATTTGGTTGTTAGTGTATATGGCAGAACAATGGATATTTATATTGATGGTAAATTAGTTAGAACTTGTTTATTACCTGGTGTCGCAAGTATAAATAATAACGCAGATGTCCATGTTACACCTGCGGGTGGATTTGATGGTTGGACCGCAAAACTCCAATATTATCCTAACTCATTAAACCCACAAGAAGTTTGGAATATTTATTCAAGTGGATATTCTAGTTGGTCAAGTATGTTTAATGCTTATCAAGTGAAGATATCTTTAATTGAAAATGGAACTGAGCAAAGTAGCGCAACTATTTAAACTTATTGTCATTGATTTATAAAGTCATTTCTTTATTACTTTATAAATTTATTACTTTATAAATTTTCTTATTTATTTAATATATATATAATGAGTGATAATGGAGTATTTAAAACATTTTCTACGAATACAGGAACTTTTGGAACTAAAGAATTTT